GAGCTGGAAGAGCGAAGCACCGAGCAGCTGCAGCTGCAAGAAGTGCGATTGTCCCGGCTCGTCGATAGCCTTCAGGCGCAGCTGGCAAGTGACAGCCTGCCGGCGATGTTCCGGCCGGAAGTCGCGGATAATCTGGCCCGCACAGAGGAGCAGCTGCGCGAGATCCAGAACCGGCTGTTCGAGATGGGCCGGATGGACATGTCGATCGATGTCGACACCGCGTCGGCATTGGCCAGTTACCGCTCGATGGTGGCGAGCTGGGATGATGCCGGAGGTGCAGCAGATGAATTGCCGGCCCAGCGCCAGGCCGAGCTGCGCAATCTGGTCGAGCAATCCTTGCGCTCGATCATGACGCCGCTGGAACAGGTGGCCGAGCTGGAAAGCGAGCTGCAGCTGGCCCAGGCCAACGGGATCGAAATCACCGACCAACAGATCGAGGCAATCCTGCGTCACCGGCGCGCCGCGCTGGACCTGCTGGAACCGCTCAAACAGCTGACTGATGAAGAGCGCAAGGCGGCCGGTGCGGCCGCGGCGGCGAACGATCCTCTGGAAGCCCAGAAGGAGCTGCTGGAATTGCTGATCGGCCCCGCCGATGCGGCGCGCGAGCGGCTGGGCAATCTTTACAAGCTGTGGGCCGACAGCCCGGAACACGCCGATATCATCACCGCGGAGATCGAGCGGGTGAAGGACGCGCTTTACGGGCAGGAAGACAGCAATGTCATCCGCATGGAAGACCGCCTGCCGGGCCTCGCAAAGATGGCGCGCGAGTATTCCGACACGATGGACATGCTGGACCGCGGCGGGGTGCGGGCGCTGGACTCGATATCGGACGGTCTGGCGGACATCCGCCACAATGCCGATGATGCGGGCGAGGCGTTCGAGCGCATGGGCTCGCGCATCGTCGACACCTTTATGGAGATGATGCAGCAGCGCTGGATCATCGGCCCGCTGGCCGGCGCGCTGGACACATTTGTCTCCGGCTTCTTCGGCGGCGGCAAGACGGCCGGGCTGGGCAAACTGCCCGGCTTCGATCGCGGCGCCGATATCCTGATCGGCGGCAATCGCGGCATCGATAACAATCTCCTGTCGATCAATAACAAGCCCACCGCCTGGGTGTCGGCCGACGAAACCGTGCGCATTCTGCCGAACATGACCGGCCAGACCGGCGGGGGTGGCCAGGCGCCGGCGCGGGTCGATCTGGGCGATCTGAACATCACGCTGAAGGATGAACGCGGCGGCGGGCAGGGCGGCCGCGCCCGGGCCAGCGAACGCCGTTCGGCGAACGGAACGCGCGAGCTGACCATCTGGCTGGAAGAACAGATCGGCGGGATGCTGGGCAGCGGCAAGTTCGACGAGGAAATGCACACCCGCTATGGCTTCAATCCATCCCCGGGGGTGCGCTGATGGCGATCGAATGGCCGGCAGGCCTGCCGGCGGAACCGGCGCGCGAAGGCTTTGGCTATAATCTCGGCAAGAATTGCGAGGAAAGCCAGACCGATGACGGCCCGCCCAAGGGCCGCCGCACCTCCACAATGGCGGTCGACAAGGTGCGCGTTCAATTCCGCTGGACCGTGGCGCAATACAAGGACGTGTTCCTGCCCTGGATCCGCGACGATCTGGCCGACGGCGCCAAGCGTTTTGACTGGCATGACGGCCTCTTGGACACGGATCATCTGGCCCGGATCGTCGGCGGCCGTGGCGGCGTGTCAGTGCGGCCCGGCCCGGGCGCGAAACTCACTGTCAGCTTTGAACTGGATCTGATCGATGCCGTCGCGTGATTTTGTCGCGGGCGTTGTCGCCCAGGAGACAGACGAGGTCTATCTGGCCCTGGTCTCGATCTATCACCCGGATCTCGCCGATCTGGGCGAGAGTTTTCCGGAGCTGGACGTGTCGGGCGGCCGCCTGCGCTTCGTGAACAATACCGTCGATATCGAAAGCCGCGGCAACACGTTTACCGCCTATGGCTTCGATCTGGTCCTGCCCGGCCAGGGCGAGGGCGATGCGGGGCTGGCCTCGATCACGATCGACAATGTGGATCAGCGCATCGCCCTGGTTCTGCGCAGCCTCACCACGGCGCTGGATGTGACGGTCGAGATCGTGCTGGCCGCGGATCCCGACACGGTGGAAATGACCCTGCCGGCCATGCGCATGGTCTCGGCATCGGGCGACCGTCTGCAGATCGCCGGCGATCTCGCCGTGGAAGACGACAGCAATGAGCAGCTGGTGTCGTACTCCTTCGTGCCGGCCCACGCGCCCGCCCTGTTCTGACGCCATGCGCCCCGAACCGGGCTGGCATCGGCCCTATCTGGCAACGCCCTGGCTGTGGCGCGGCCGGGATCCGCGCGGCTGGGATTGCTGGGGCCTGATCGCCTGGTGCCGGCCGCAGCATTTCGGGCGGCCTGCGGCCGATCATGCCGATCTTTATTCCGGCGCCATGCCGGCCAGCCAGACCGAACGCTTCGACCTGCAGGCCAGCCTGATCGGCGCCCATGTCGGCCAATGGTCGCGGCTGGACGGGCCGCGGCCCGGCGCCGTCGTCCTGTTCAATGTGGCGGGGCGCCCCGTGCATGTCGGCCTGTGCCTGGGCCGCGGCCTCTTCCTGCACGCCCATCACCCGGCCGGTGCCCGGCCGGGGGTGCCGGCCACCATCATCGAAAACTTGTCGGCCCATGTCTGGGCCCGGCGTGTCGAGGGCTTTTATGACTGACACTGCGACCGGTCTGTCTTTGCGGCCTAGCGTTCCGGCCCTGCGCGCGCGCTCGCGTGCGGCGCTGGAGGCGGGCACGGCCGTCACGCTGGCCCTGCACCCGTTTGACCTCAAGGCAGTCGACCAGGTTCAGGCGCCGGCCGGCGCCAGCCTGGCCGACATGGCCGAAGCCTTTGTCGCCGATCCGGTGATCCGCGCACATCTGGTGGCCCATGTCGACGGCGTGGCCGTGCCGCGCGATGCGTGGGGCGAAACCTGCCCGGCCGAAGGTGCGCGCGTTTTGATGTCGGTGCGGCCTGCCGGCGGCGATGGCGGCAAGATCCTCCGCACCGTGCTGCAGATTGCCCTGATCGCTGTCGCGGCTTGGGTAGGTGGCGGGGCACTCGCAGGCGTGTGGGGGTCGGCCTTTGCAGCGCAGACGATCGGCGCCGCGCTGGCCTCGGCCGCTGTGGTGGTGGTCGGCTCGCTGGCGATCAATGCGCTGGTGCCGCCGCCGCAGCCCAGCCTGGACGGGATGGCTTCGCCGGATCCGGTGTATTCGGTGGATGGCGCGCGCAATCGCGCCACGCCCTACCAGCCTTTCCCCACCTTCATCGGCACGCACCGGATTTATCCGCCGTTGCAGGGCATGCCGGTCAAGGATGTGGCGGGCGATCAGGTCTGGCTTCGCTATCTGCTGAACCTCGGCCCGATGCCGCTGGACTATGCGAACATCCGCATCGGCGAAACGCCGATCGATGAGTATGCCGGCGTGGAATACGAGGTGCGCGCCAAGCCCGGCGATGCGCCGATCTCGCTCTATCGCGACGATCCTTACACCGAAGATCTGGGCGTTGTGCTGGACAATGCCGGCTGGGTGAGCCGCACCAGCCAGACCAAGACAACCGAGCTGATCGCCATCGTCTTCTTCCCGCAAGGCCTGGGACAGATCGATTCAAAGGGCAAATGGAAGTCTCTGTCGGCCAGCGTGAACATGCGCTACCGGCCGGCCGGATCCACCGGCGTCTGGACCTATGCCCGCGCCAGCGCACCGCAGGCCAACGCGGCCGCGGCCGATGCGGGGCGCGACCGGTTCGGCTGGTTCGATGCCGAGCCGGATCTGGAAAACTGGTCGGGCAATCTGCCCGGCGGCACGGTGACGGGTGCGCAAACCATCGCGCGATCGACGCCCGGCAAGCCCTTTGCCGTCCAGCTGCGCGCGGCCGTGCCGGAGGGGCAATACGAGGTCGAACTGCAGCGCACGGACACGCCGCAGGGCGATGGCAAGACCCTGTTCGACCAGATGCAATGGTCGGCCCTGCGCTCGATCTCCTCGCGCAATCCCATGCCGGTCGACGGGTTCGCTTATATGGCCGTGCGCATCAAGGCGTCCGACCAGCTCAATGGCGTGATCGACACGATCAATCTGGATGTCACCCGCATTGCCGAGACGCTGGATCCCGCGATAGCCGACGATGAAGATGCCGATCTGTCGGCCGTGACGCCGGACGACTGGCCGGCCGGGCCGACGCAATATGCCTCTGACGGCGCGCTCTTCCTCTATCGCGGCGGCCACACGGCCAAGCCGCGGCCGGACGATGCGATCGACTGGCCCGCATGGTCGGCCTTCCACCAGTGGTGCAAGCTGAACGACTACAAGTGCAATCGCGTGTTCGACCGGCCGATCTCGCGCGGCGAGGCGGCACGCCAGGTGTGCGCCGCGGCCCGCGCCAGGCCGGTGCAGATCAATGGCAAGCTGTCGGTCATCATCGATGGCGAACGAGCCGAGGGCGAGCGCCAGCTTTTCACCCCGCGATCGACGCGCGGGTTTCGCTTCCGAAAGACCTTCCCGGGCGAAGTGCACGGCCTGCGCGTGCCCTTCATCAATGAGAATGAGGGATATCGGTCGGATGAAATGCTCGTCTTTGCGGACGGGTATTCCGAGCTGGGCGAGGATGGCGGCGGCCCGGCCGGCACGGTGGCGGCCACCCTTTATGAACAATTCGAAGTGCCCGGCGTCACCGATCCGGATCAGGTGTGGAAGCTGGCGCGCTTCTGGCTCTACACCTCGCTTTATCAGACCGAAGTCTTCGAATTCGATGTCGATATCGAAAGCCTCGTTTCGCACGTCGGTCACCTGGCGGCCGTTGCCCATGACGTGATGCTGGTCGGGCTGGGATCCGGCCGGGTTGAAAAACTGATCACCGACGAAGCGGGCGATGTCACCGGCATCGTTCTGGACGAAAAACCCGATCTGTCCCAGGGCCGCCTGGTGATGGAAGCGGGCAAGGCCTATGGCATCCGCTGGCGGCAGGTGACAGAGGCGGGCACCGGATCGGGATCCTTCCGCGTGTCGGTCTCGAGCGCGCTGCAGCTGGCCACCGTGCCGGGGGCTGCCAATGTGCTCACCCTGCCCGAACCGGTCGATCCGGCCGAAGCGCCCGCCCTGGGCGAGCTGGTCGCCTTTGGCGAGTTCGGCAAGGAAACCGCCCAGATCCTGATCAAGCGGATCCGGCCGGGCCGGAATTTCGGCGCGAAGATCGAGGCGGTCGCCTATGCGCCGGAGCGCTTCCTGGTCGATCAGGGCGAGGTACCGGCCTTCGATACCCGCATCACCCTGCCGCGCGTGCAGACGCCGCCCACACCGGCCCTGGCGGCAATCTCCGTCACGGCCGACGGGATCTTCGTCAGCTATACGGTCCCGGACACCTGGGCGGACAATCTGGAAGGCTTCCGCGTGCGCTGGCGGCAATCGCCGCAGGAAGGATCGGACAACCAGTTCGAGGCGCTGGCCGATCTGGACGCCGATGCGCGCGTCGTGGCGCTGCCGCCCGGCCAGCCGGGCCGTACCTATGATGTGGAAATCACCGCGCTGGGCACGAACGGCCGTGCCGGCGAGCCGCTGATCGTTACGGAGATCGGTGCGGATGAAACCGTGCCCGTGCCCGCCGACGTGTCGATCACGCCGGCCACCTTCGCGGGCCCGTCCGGATCCGCCGTTCCGGGCGTGACGATCAGCTGGGCGCCGGTCGAGGATCCGCGCATTGCCGCGCTGTTGATCTATGCCCGTGTCACCGGCAGCGGCGCGGACTTCCTGCAGGTCGATATCGAACCGCCGCGCACCGGCGCCGGCGATGTGCGCGGCCTCACGCCCGGCGAGACCTATGACTTCCGGCTGGCCTACCGCAATGAGCGCGGTGCGGAAACGGCAGAGCCCGCCGAAGTGCTGGCCGTGACGGTGCCGGATACGTTGATTTCATCGGACACGGTTTCGTTCGGTGGCCGCACTGCCGAAGAGGTGCTGGCCGATCTCGAAGACGCCGTCCGGCAGGGTGCGGAGCTGGACGAATACCTGTCCGACGCTGTGCTGCGCCTCGCCGCCGGCATGAAGGCGATACAGGACTACCTGGACAGCCTTGGATACCTGGACGGCCTGCCGGTCGGGCTGCGCGTCATCGAAGAGCGAACCATCCGCGAAGAGGCGGATGCCGTCGCGTTCGAGGACCGCCTGCTGATCACCGGCCGGGTGGGCGATGCCGAGGGCGCGATTGCCGAGGAAACCGCGCTGCGGGTGCAAGCCGACCTCTTCGAAGCCAGCGCCCGCAATGTCCTGGCAGGCCGTGTGGATGATGCCGAGGGCGCAATCACCGAAGAAACCGCGCTGCGCATACAGGCCGATCTGCTGGAAGCTTCGGCGCGCACCGTGCTCTCCGGCCGGGTGGATAATGCGGAGGGCGCGATCGTCGACGAGGCCGCGCTCCGCATACAGGGAGACCTTGCCGAAGCGCAGGCCCGGCAGCTGGTGCAGACGGCGGTCGACAACAACTATTCGGCCTTCCTGCAGGAAGTGACGGCGCGGACTGACGCAGACAGTGCCTTCACCGAACTCTTCCAGCTGCTGGGAGCCGTGGCGCCGGGCGGCGAAGCCTTCCGGCTTTCGGTTTCGACCGTAGAGGTGGGCGAAGATGGGCCGCTGGTCACGGTCCTGTCCGGTCTCTATGCGGCCGACGCGGACAGCGCGAGCGAGATCGTGACGCTGCAGTCGGCCTCGGCTAGTCAGGCGAGCCAGATTACCAGCTTGTCGACCACGACGGACGGTATCACGAACTCGATCACCCAGCTTTTCACCGTCACGGACAATCTCGAACTGCGGGCGGCGCTGGCGCTGAGTGCCAACGGTGTCGTCACCGGTTACGAGATCGACGGCATCACCAGCAGCATCTACCTCGTCGCGCAGAACTTCGCCCTGGTATCCACCGATGCCGGCGGAACCGCCTACTATCCGTTCGCGATCGCAGACGGGAAGGTGAACTTCACGGCCGACGTGTCGATCGACGGCAATTTGATGGTGGCCGGAACGCTGAAGGCGGGCACGATCGAGGCGGGCAATCTGGGCCTGCGCGCGGCGACGTACCTGGACGAATTCGTCTGGACGACAGCGAGCGGCACGACGTCGAGCACGACGCAATTCAACACGCTGACGCTGGAGACGGCCGACCTGCCGATCAAGCCGGGCTCGATGATGACGGTCAGCGTCGAGCACACCTGCCGGGCGACCTACAACTCGTTCGAGTATTTTTATTACAAAGACGACGTCGAATTGGTGATCCAGTACCCGACGCAAGCCACAGAGGTGTATACGCCCCCGGCCTGGAAGACGGCCGAGCACGTCCACAAGACCGCGTCGAATGTCGGTGCGGGCGCCAATGTCGGCACCGATTATCCGCTCGGAAAGTCCGTCAGCCGCACCGTGCCTGTGGTCTCAACCGGGGCTTTCCCTTGGGTCAAGGGCGGCGAGACCTTCACGAAGGTGCGGGCCCGCTTGCGCGTAGCGGCGCGCAATCCGAACCCCGGTAACAACACCTGTGTCTACGGCTCGATCGACAGCAACAAGATCCGGTCGGGTCTGAGACAGCGCGACGAGCTGGTCGAGCTTCGGGCCGATATCGACGGCCCGATGCTCAACGTCACCAAGACGACGATTTCCGGCTCTACCACGACGGCCGGCGGCGTCGACGGAATCGGCACCATCCCCCCTATCAACTGGCAACTGGTCTGAAGGAGCTTGTTATGAGCACGCCTGCCAAATCCACTCCGGCATCTGTCGGTGATATCGAAGCCCAGATCCAAGCCCTGCAGAAGCAGCGCGCCGAAGCGATGGCGCCGCTGCTTGAGGAGGGGCGGGCCCTCCTGGCGTCGGCCGACTTCGACGCGGCCGTCACCGGTCTGCAGGCGCTGGCCGAACGCCTGCCCGCCGATAGCGGCGAGCGCACCGCGCTGCGGTCCCTCATCACGACGGTGGGGCACTGCCGGAACGTCTTCCGGAGCGGCCGATGAACGCGGCCGCGCAGAAGCCGCAGGAGGCGGCAACCGTCAAGCAGCAAGCGACGGCGCTGGCGAATGAGGAGCTGGCCTTGCTGCGCCGGCTGTACGAGCTGCGCGAGGAAGAGGGCGAGGTGGTCCGGCGTCTCGACCGGCTGCGCGCCCGCATCGCGGGCGGTGCCGAGATGCTGGATCTGCACCAGCGCGAAGTGAACGCAGCCCTGGCGGCGCGCGCCGCCGAAACTCAAGAGGACAGCGAGCATGGCAACGCTGACGAATGACGCTTTCGCGGCGGTCCTTCTGGGCATCGTCGCCGATTATCACAACGGCGTCACCACACAGGCCGAGGCCGTGGAAGCCCTGAAAGCCGAGCTGCCGAAATGGGCGAAGGGCGGCGCCGCTGTGGCGGTCTCGGCCGCGCTCGCTTCCGAAGCGATCACCTCGCTAAACCGCTACCTGCAGCAAGGGGTCGATTGGTACGCCGGCACCGCGACCGGTGGCCCGAACAATGACGGCTATTACCCGGTCACCGACACGGCCGGGAATGACTACCTGCTGCCCAGTCCTGCCAAGCTGATCGCCGATCTCGCCGGCGTGGCGCCGCAGGGTGCATTGGACGATGTGGCGGATCTGCCCGCAGCGGGAAACGCGGTGGGCGATTACTACACGCACCCGGACCCGAACGATGCCGAAGCGCCGCGCCGCGCGTCGGGCTGGACAGGTGCGGCCTGGGTGGATCTGGGAGCCTGGCAGGGCGAAACCGGCGCGGGCGGCGTCGACGGCGCTTCGATCCTGACGGGCGCCGGTGCGCCGGGCGCGGGCGATGGCGTCGATGGCGACAGCTATATCGACACCACGACCGGGGATGTCTACGGGCCGAAAGCGGGCGGTGCCTGGGGCGCTGCAACCGGCAACATCAAAGGGCCGCAGGGCGATGCCGGCGCGGACGGGGTGGATGGCGCCTCGATCCTGACGGGGGCGGGTGCACCGGACGCGGGCGATGGCGTCGATGGCGACAGCTATATCGACACCACGACCGGTGATGTCTACGGGCCGAAAGCGGGCGGCGCCTGGAGTGCCGCGACCGGCAACATCAAGGGTGACAAGGGCGATACTGGCGAGCCCTTCAGCTGGGACGCACAGGGTTCCTTCGCAGCCCGTTCGACCTATGACGGAGAGGCCGAAGGGTTCGCCTATCTGGCGCTGGATGGTGACGGCGGTTCCGGCGGTCCCGCGGTTCTCTACCTCAAGAGCAGCGGAGCATCGGGCGACTGGTCCGGTGCCGTGCCGTTTCAGGGCCTGCAGGGCAATGACGGCGCCTCGATCCTGTCAGGCGCCGGAGCGCCGGGTACGGGCGATGGCATCGACGGCGACAGCTATATCGACACCACGACCGGTAATGTCTACGGGCCGAAAGCGGGCGGCGCCTGGGGCGCTGCGACCGGCAACATCAAAGGACCGGAGGGGCCGCAGGGCCTGAAGGGCGATCCCGGTCCTGGGCTGCCTGCGGGCGGCACGGCCGGGCAGATCCTCGTGAAGGCCAGCGGTACGGACTATGAGACCGGTTGGGCTGATCCGCCGACCGGCGGCGGTATGCAGGTTGCCGAGATCCAGACGGCCGCGTTTACACCGAAGATCGGCATGGCCTATCCGGTGTCCACGGCCGGTGGCCCGGTTACGCTGTCCGCCCTGCCGACGGGAGCCGAGCAGGGCGATCGGTTCGAGCTGCACGATAGCGGTCGGAGCTGGGGCGAGACGAACAAGGTGATCGTGCCTGGCGATCCTTACGACACGTGGCTGACCAATGTCGGCGGCGTCGTGATGTTCGAGCACGATGGCACCGGCTGGCAGATCTACATCCAGAGCGGCGATGACCCGGCCGACTATCTGGAACAGCATGTCGCCCGGCCCTCGATCATCAGCCCAGTGAACGGCGCAACGGATGTGGGGGAATCTCCGACAATCGAGTCCAGCGTTTTCGCCGTGGTCAACGGCGTGGACACGCAAATTGCGGCGGGTTGGAAGATCACGTCGGACGCGGCGGGCGAAACGGTTGTGGTGCAATCCCTTGCCGACGCCGTGAACCTGACGAGCTGGACTGTCCCGATTGGCAATCTGACGCCGTCTACGGGCTTCTATGTGTGGGTGATGCATACGGGCGCCACCTATGGCGACAGCGCGTGGTCGCTCGCCGGGAGCTTCACCACGGCCGCGGTCTTCATGGACCCGGACGCGCAAGTGATCATCAACGCCATGTCCTCGACGCCTTCGGGCGCCCGCCAATCTCTGATCGAAGATCTGGTCGCCGGGCTGAAGGCGGATGGGATCTGGGCCAAGCTGGATGCGCTGTGGGTGCTGGCAGCGCACGACAGTCAGGCGGCGGCGTTGAACTGGATGGACCCCGCGGGCTCGCCGATCCTGCCCGTCAATGCGCCGGTGTTCACGGCAGACCGAGGCTTCAAGGGCGACAACACGTCGACCCATCTGGACACTCAGTTTGTGCCCGGCACGGACGCCGTCAACTTTGTGCAGGACAGCGCGAGCGCCGGTATCTGGGTGCGAGAAGTCGCATCTGACAATGGTGACATCTATCTAGGCACCGGTGACAATTCGTCATCCTCGACCTTCACCCGAATCCAGCGCCGCAGCGATGGTGTCGAGTGGCGGGTGTGGGGGCCGAATGGCGGGCTGCTGGATGGGGGTACTGACTCCGAAGTCGCGACCGGCTTGCTGGTGGCAGACCGGAGCGGCGCGACGGCCTTTCACACCTACCGGAACGGTGCCCTTGAGAATACCGGTTCCGCAGGCTCCGGCTCTCCCTCGCCATATTCAGTCTATTTGCTCGCCGCCAACGGCAGCGGCGCGGCGGGCTCCCAATCCGATGCCCAGCTGTCGGCCGCGTTCCTCGGCGGCAGCCTGACCGGCACGGAGCACGCGAACCTCCACACCCGTCTCAACACCTACCTCACCGCCGTGGGAGCCGTCTAAATGATCATCCTGACGCAAGACCAGCGTGACGCGCTCGCTGGCGATTATGACGCCGGCAGGCTTGAGCCGGTCGAGGCGGTGCCAGGTCTGTACTATGTGCCGGATCGTCTGGCGGCGATCTTCCCCGGCCTCGCCGATCTGCCGGTAGTGCCGGATCTGCTTGAGGCGGCAAAGGCGCATATGATCGGGCAGGCCGCGGCGCTGCGCTGGCAG